AGACTACCGGTGGGTCTGGCCGACTGGCGAAGAGTTGCTGTTCCGCGTCATGCGGGAGCCGGACGACTACTGGAGCTACCACGGGCACGAGTACCCGATCATCCTGTGGAATGAGCTTACGAAGTGGCCCACGCCAGAGTGCTTTAACGCGATGATGTCCTGTAATCGATCTTCGTACCAGGGCGATACTAAAATCCCACTGATGGTTGTGTCTACGACTAACCCCTATGGGTCTGGCCACAACTGGGTCAAGCAGAAGTACATCGATCCAGCACCATACGGCAGCGTCGTGGAGCGCCGCTTCTCCGTTAAGCCGCTCGGAGGCGGCGACCCTATCGAGATTGTGCGGAAGCAAGTTGCCGTGTTTTCCAGCTACAAGGAAAACCCGTACCTTGACGCGAGCTACGAGGCGCAGCTTCTCCAGCAGTCCGATCCGAACCGGCGCAAAGCGTGGCTTACAGGCTCGTGGGATGTTACCGCCGGCGGCATCATTGACGACTTGCTGGATATGCAGGTACACAGAGTGCCGCGCTTTGTTGTTCCAGAGAACTGGCCAGTGGACAGAGCGTTCGACTGGGGGTCCAGCCATCCGTTCTCGGTAGGTTGGTTCACCGTGGCCAACGGCGAAGAAGTCGAACTGCCTGACGGCAGACTCTGGTGTCCTACGCGTGGCTCGCTTATCCGCATAGGCGAGTGGTACGGCGCAACGCTTGACAGGGCGACAGGTATGCCTAACTATGGCAGCAACGAAGGGCTGCGGCTGGGGTCGAGTACGATTGCTAAGGGCATTCTCGACCGCGAAGAACAGATGCTAGACGAGGGATGGATCCAGCGACGGCCCGCCCCCGGCCCAGCCGATACGCAGATCTACAATGTCTCTGACAGGGACACTGACACGATTGCGAAGATCATGGAGCGCCACGGCGTGACATGGGTGCCGGCGGACAAGGCCAAGGGATCGCGAGTCAACGGACTGCAGGCCATGCGCGATATGCTTGTTGCCGCGAAGACCGGCGAAGGCCGAGGGTTCTACTTCACGCCGAACAACGCCGCGTTCATGGCCACGACAGCCACCTTGCCGAGAGATGCGCGCAACCAGGACGACGCAGACACCGCAGCGGAAGACCACGACTGGGACATGACGAGATACCGCGTACTGTGGCTGCACAAAGTGATGCAGAAGATCATCAAAGTGCAGTTCGTCGCTTAGGAGAAGTCGATGCAGAAAACAGGCGTACAGTTCGTGCGCGAAGAGCTTGAGCGCATTGCGCCGGACTACCAGCTCCTCGCTGACTGCCTTGAGGGCGAGCGCGCCGTCAAGGGGATGGTCAACAACGACGTGAGCAGTCACCTTGGGGTTGGCGTGTACGCGTCTCCGCGAAGTTTGCTGCGTAATGGAAACGTCGTCAACGCTAGCGCAGCGCGACGGTATCTCCCGCAGCCGAATCCCACCGATACCAGCGAGGAGAACGCTGCGCGCTACGACGCCTACGTGACCCGCGCAGTCTTCTACAACGCGACGGCGCGGACGCGCGACGGCTACCTCGGTCAGTTGTTCCAGCGTCCTCCTGTTCTGGATCTACCGGACGGTCTTCGCGTCGTCGCAGAGGACACCACAGGGGAACGCGTGGACATCGTGCAGAGCATGAAGGAGGCCGTGGGCTACGTTCTGCCGTATGGGCGTGCTGGCCTTCTCGCGGACTACCCGCTGACTGCGAAAGCGCTGTCTCGCGCAGAGCAAGAGTCGGGCATGGTGCGCCCAGTGATCAGGACATACGCACCGTGGAATATCACGAATTGGCGCGAACGCCAGGTCGGGGCCGCCAGGATATTGGAGCTTGTCGTCCTGCGCGAGCAGTACTCGGTAGTGGGCGAAGACGGGTTCTCGATGGAGTCCAGGTGGCAGTACCGGGAGCTTGCGCTGAACAGTGACGGCGAGTACGGCGTGCGGATCTGGCGCGAAAGCGAGAACGGCGGAGAGTACGCGGTATGGCGTAGGTGGGTGTTCCCGAAGAATGCCGCCGGCCAGCCGTTCCGTCGCATTCCGTTCTTCTTCGTCGGCTCTAGCAACAACGACCCCAAGTTGGATCGTCCGCCGTTCTTGGATATCGCCAAGGTTAACCTTGGCCACTACCGAAACAGCGCAGACTACGAGGAGGCCAGCTTCATGCTGGGGCAGCCTTCCCCGGTGTTCTCCGGCTTGACGCAGGAGTGGTACGAAGACGTACTGCAAGGTAAGATTCTGTTCGGCGCTCGCGCGGCCATTCCGCTGCCTGAAGGAGGCACCGCTACGCTGCTCCAGCCGAACGCGAACACGATGCCAATCGAAGCGATGAAGCACAAAGAAGCGCAGCTTGTCACGCTAGGCGCACGTATCGCTGAGTCGCCTGCGGTCATGCGCACGGCAACGGAAGCCACCATCACTGCGGTCGAGACGCATTCGCCGCTCCTGTCTACTGCGGCCAACGTCGGGTCTGCTTACGCGGATGCTTTGCGCGTTTGCGCAGAGTTCGCAGGTGTCGCTGCGTCTGCAGACGCGATCAAGGTAGAGATCACAAGCGAGGCGACACTCCAGATGCTGTCTACTGCCGAGCGGCAGCAGCAGCGTGAGGATTTTGCTGCGGGCATCCTCACGTTCGATGAAGTCCGGCACAATCTGCGGCGCGCCGGCGTTGCTACGTTGCCGGACGCAGACGCCCGCGCTCATTACGACGAGACAGTGACTCGTCGCGAACAGCAGTCAATGACTCAGGAGGCTACCGACGATGCTGGAACTGAAGATCAGCAAGAGTGAGTGGGAAGACCTGACCCCCGCCGTGCAGGAGCTGTACACTAGTGATGGCGATGGCTACGCGCTGCAAGTGAAGCTGGACGACCGTGAAGACGTTGGTCCGCTGAAGCGGGCGCTTGAGCGGGTCAAGGCCGATCTCGGCTCCGAACGCGATGCGCGAAAGCTCGCGGAGTCGAAGCTGGAAGAGCTGGACATCAGTGACGCGCGCAAGCGCGGGGACATCGACAAGCTGACGCAGCAGTGGGAGAAGACGCTGTCTGACAAGCAGACTGCGCATGACGTGGAAGTGTCCGCGTTGCGCGCGTACATCACGCAGACCGCCATCGACAACGTGGTCGGTACGATCACGCTGCGGAACACGTCGTCGAAAGAGAACGCGGAACTGCTCGATCCGCACGTGCGTAAGCACCTGACTGTCGAGTTCAACGACGACGGTCCGCAGGTGATGATGGCGAGCGAGTTCGGGCCTGTGCCGCTTGACATGGATGCGTTCGAGAAGGGTGTGGTTGACAATCCTGCCTACAAGGCTATTATTGTCGCCAACAAGGCGTCTGGCGGTGGTGCCGCCGACGAAGACTCCGGCAACGGGGGCGGTGCCTTCCCGACGGACAGCAGTAGTGGGAAAGGCGCGAGTACTGATCTTGCGTCGATGGACCCTCGACAGCTCGCACAGATGCTGTCCAACCGCTAGGGAAGGTGTAAACCATGGCTTCGATCACCGATCTTCAGGTGTTCAACGAGTATGCGTACTCGTCGGCCACCGAAGTGCTGCGCCAGCAGGTTGATCTGTTCAACGCTGCTACGCGGGGCGCTATCGTTCTCCGTTCCAGCGCCCACCAGGGCGACTTCAGCGAGCTGGCCTTCTTCAAGAAGATCAGCGGTCTCGTTCGTCGGCGTGACGCCTACGACGGCACGCCGACTGCGGTGGCTGCCGTGGACATCGAACACCTGCTCGATGTCTCGGTGAAGGTCGCTGCGGGCACCCCTCCGGTCAACATTCCGCCGAGCCAGTACCGGTGGATCCAGCAGAACCCCGAGGTTGCCGGCGCTGCGATGGGCCAGCAGCTCGCCGTGGATATGTTCGCGGATATGCTCAACACCTCGCTGCTCTCTGCCAGCGCGGCGTTGGGCCAGCAGGCTGCGCTGACCACGGACAAGTCCGGCGAGGCGACCCCGACTGCCACCTTCAGCTACCTGCTCGACGCCACGCGCGCGATGGGTGACCGGGCGCAGGAGGTCACCTGCTGGGTGATGCACTCCAAGCCCATGTTCGACCTCCACGCCGAGGCTCTGAGCAACAGCGCATCGCTGTTCAGCTACGGCACGGTGAACGTGATGTCCGATCCCTTCGGGCGCGTGTTCGTCGTGACGGACAGCCCGTCCCTGCACTACACCGACGTTGACGAGCATTACCGGACGCTCGGTCTGCGCCCCGGTGCCATCGTGGTCGGCCAGAACAACGACTACGAGGACAACTGGGACACGACCAACGGCTACGAGAACATTCAGCGGACCTACCAGGCCGAGTGGTCGTTCAACGTCGGCGTCAACGGCTTCGCGTGGGACAAGGCCAACGGTCTGGCCAACCCCGGCGCTACGGAGCTGGGAACCGGCACTAACTGGGATCCCTACTACAGCGACCAGAAGGACGCTGCTGGCGTGCTTCTTGTCACCCTGTAGGATCTCGCCTGAAGGGGGGAGGACTTACCTCCCCCCGCATCACCGGAGGTTGCCGCGTGGCCCTGATCGTAGAAGATGGCAGTATCGTAGATAACGCGACAAGCTACGTCAGCCTGGCCGACGCGCGCACATATGCGGCAGCTCGTGGACTCACGCTTCCTGCGGACGACGCAGCCGCAGAAGCTGCGCTAGTTCGCGCTGTTGACTACATGGAAGCAACCTACTACGGACGATGGCAGGGCGGCATCGTGGCCGCAGAGCAGCCTCGCGCGTGGCCGCGATTTCCCGTTGTCGTCGAGAACATGATCATCAGCGCCTCGACTATTCCTGCGCAGTTGAAGGCGGCGCAAGTTGAGGCAGCTGTGGCGATTGGTAGCGGCGTAGACCCGCTGCCGTCCGGCACGACCGCGGCGGTTACACGCGAGAAGGTCGGCGCGTTGGAGACGGAGTACGCTGCGGCAGCTGGAAACTCGGCGGTCCCCCGCGTAGTCGCGGTAGAGCGGATGCTTCGTGCGCTGTTGAATGGCGGCGGGGCGTTACGGGTGAGTAGGGCATGAGCAAGTACGCTTCTATGATCGCAATGGCGTGGAGAATGCTCGCGACCAAAGGAGCGCCTTGCGTGTGGAGTAAGCGCACACCCGTGCAAGACCCGGCGCAGCCGTGGCTAGAGGTGCCGGCGGTGGCCGAGACGTACAACACACACATCGTCGTGCTGCCGTATGAGACTGTGGCGCGGCGAGTTGTTGGCTATGTACAGGGAACGACCGTGCCTACCGGCACGCTGTTAGGTTACGTGCCTGGGAGTACTGAGTTTACTCCTGAGTTGCGCGATATGGTGACGGTAGGCGACGAGACCTACGGTGTCGCGGCCATCGACATCATCAATCCTGATTCGGATGAGGATGTCTTCTATGTAGTGGAGTTACGCCGATGAGCATGACGTTCAGTGAAGCGCGGGACGCCATCTACGGTAACATCAACTCGACGTGGCTAGCTAACGCCGTATTTGTCTTTGGCGAGGCAGCTGAGTTACGCTTCGCTGATGTGGAGGTAGGCACCCCGATTCCGCAAGATGCGCCGTGGGGCTACTGCCAGATGAGCGTAACAATGACGCGCCAAGCTGGTCTGCGCAATGACCAAATGCGGCGCTACAGAACCAGGGGAGTCGTCGTCGTGGATGTCCACGTCCCCCGGCACTCGTCGGAGTCGTCGCATAAGGCGCTACTGATGGGTGACAGGCTGCGGCGAGCGTTGGAAGGGACACGCGACGGTAGCGTTTGGTACAGAAACGTCACGTCTACCCCAGTGGTCAACAATCAGGTGTTCGCAGTGGCACGCGTTCGCGCCGACTTCGAATACACAGAGGAAGGTGAATCCGATGCCCAGTAAGCAGGATAGCAATCTGACCGGGCTGGCCGCTGCGGAAGAGGCGTCTCTGGGTGTGCTGCCCGCGTCTCCTCAGTGGCTTCAGCTTGAACCGAACAGCTACAGTGACTTCGGCAACGAGATGAGCAAGGTCGCGCGCAAGACCATCAATCCGGCGCGAAAGATCCAGAAGGGCGGCCTGACTGACGTGGACGCGTCTGGCGGCTTCGATCACGATCTCGTCCCCTACGGTCTGCTGCGGCTTTTCCGTGGCTTCTTCTTCACTGATGGCGACGAGACGCCTACGACGGACCCGCTTGACATCGCCAGCAGAAGCACCGCGCTCGGTGTCACGGCGGTGTCCTCTGAGTT